GAGATAGTTCGGCCCACGTTGAATGGGTTCGAGATATTTCCACAACGAATTGAGGACAACGTGGATCTACAAATTAAGGACGACGGCAAGGGGATCGTGTTCACCGCGGTACCCACCAAGAACGGTAACCCAGTAACCCTGCAACCCGGCCAAGTGCCCACGTGGACTCTGAGCCAGGTTGGCATTCTTAACCTTGCGGTCGATTCAACTGGCTTGATCGCTACCGGCACGCTTCCTGCTCCTCCGATTGACGGTACAGCGTTCACGGCTACGATCTCGCTTACGCTCGCCGACAACACGGTTGTGTCCAACACCAGCGCGCCGTTCGACATTGTTCAAGATGCCGACAATGTGGATTCGTTTATAATTCAGGAAGTGGCAAGCTAACCTGAACATTGCGGCATGTGTCGGCAGCCTGTAGCACGGCTGCCGGTAACCATGCAGCCCGGTGCATAGTCGTACACACCGGGCACGGCGCTGCACTGCCGCACAGTGTGCAGCCACGTGCTACGTTCTGGTCTAACTATGTGTACAACTATGTGTACCACATTGTGATACACAGGGCTGTTGAGGAACGTGTGTCGCAACACGTAGTTGTTCGTTGTTACAACACACAACTTGGGTGTTACAACACACAACTTGGGTGTTGTTAGTGTGTCGCAACACGTAGTTGTTCGTTGTTACAACACACAACTTGGGTGTTACAACACACAACTTGGGTGTTGTTAGTGTGTCGCAACACACAACACACAACACACAACACACAACACACAACACACAACACACAACACACAACACACAACACACAACACACAACACACAACACACAACACACAACACGTAGTTGTTCGTTGTTACAACACACAACTTGGGTGTTGTTAGTGTGTCACAACACACAACACACAACACACAACACACAACACACAACACACAACACACAACACACAACACACAACACACAACACACAACACACAACACACAACACACAACACACAACACACAACACACAACACATAGGCACTCGGTGTCGTAGGCGCTACGAACCATGCCACTGACTATTCTGCAGCAATAGGATTTTTTTCGGGCGTCGGGGCACTTGCTGCTATGCACACTTTCTGAAATTTGAATTTACTGAGGAACCTTAAACAATGAACCAACACAACAGTGGTGGTATGCCTTTTCGCCTTATCTTGTTGGTAGCAGCATTTGTACTGTTTACGATTAACGCTGTTACTTGGCTGGAGCCCTGGCCGTGGCGCAACCGTCTGTTGTCGGCAGGGCTGGCTTGTTTAGTGGCCAGTATGTTTTTCAGCAACTAGGGGGTGCGCGTGCATGCAGCACACTATCACATACGAAAAACACCCAACTAACAAAGGGTGCCTGCGAGTAGTTTGTTCCTGCGGCATTAAACCCCTGGACGTTCTAAACAAAACCGATGCTTTGCGCATTACCGACGTACATTTGAAAGCTGTTGCAATTAAGGAGAGCGGCGCACATGGACAGACTACCTACACACGATCCTGCGCAACTTGTAGCTGAGTTCTTACTGGAGCGTACTGATTGGTCCCCACAATTGCTGCTAATGCCTGACGACCGTGTATGTGTGGTAGGCATGTGTTGCCAACACACGGTGTATGCCATAAGTTTAGCTGATTTTGTTGCTATGCTTGCGGCTGTGCCCAGCCCAGAGGCCAACAATTGAGCAACCGTGTATGCCTGCTAAGCAAGCGTGAGGTAGGCCGCCTGGATCATTACGGCTTAGAGCCTAACCACAGTGAACACCTGCACGTAACTGTGAAAGAAGCCATGCAGCTTATAACTAACGACACCCACCGTGCTACCGGTAATACAGCGCAGTTGCGGGCCGTGTGCGAGCAGGGTAGTAACAATCGTCGCTGGTGTGGCCGTCCCAGCAGTGGGTACCGGGTAATGCAGCTGGTGCCTGTGTAATCCTAAGTTAGTGCCTCGGCAGCAGCAGAACACGTACTCACAAAAATCCATTGCGTGGTTTACTGCGTAAGTCTAGCTGGGGCACTTTAATACTGCGAGCGTGAAAAATGAGAAAACCTAAGCCGGGCCAAGAGCCTAACGTAGTGATTAAGTCCTACGGTAAGAAGAAAGTAGCCGTGGTTAAGTTGGACCTTACCGAGGAAGTGCCTAGGAAAGTATACGAGGGGCGCGGCCAACCTTTTAAAAAAGGCAACCCATACACTTTTAAGCCGGGGCAAAGTGGTAATCCCACTGGGATACAGGGCCGCAACATAACGGTCATCAGCAAGGCATACGTGACCATGCTTAGCAACAAGGTGCCCGCTGCTATGGCCCGTCAGTTAGGGTTTGACCCCGACCACCCCGTAACATGGGCTGAGGCCATGGCCGCTGGTATGCTAAACCGCGCCGTAACCCACGATACTCCGGCTGCTAAGGAAATTCGTGAGGTAACGGAGGGCAAGCTACCAGAAAGTCTTAACCTAGACGGTAAGATAGACTACACAGCTGGCGCCGAAGCTAAAGACATTCTGGCAGGGAAACTTGGAATTAAGCAAGGCGGGTGAATTTCGGGAGCTTAGTAAGGCTGAGCAAGCACGGCGCATGGCGCAGCTTACTACTGAGCAGGCGGAAGCGCTTGTGTACGACTGGGATTTTTGGGCACGGCCCAGCCAGCGCCTACCAGCTAACAATGTACTGCCTAGTGGTGTGTGGGTAACTTGGCTGGTGTTGGCAGGCCGTGGCTTTGGCAAGACGCGTGTGGGCGCTGAGACTATTCGTAGCTGGGTACTTACTGGGGAGTACCGCACCGTAAACCTGATTGGTGCTACTAGCAGTGACGTTCGCGATATTATGATCGAGGGTGAAAGCGGCATCATGGCTATTTGTCCTAAGGGCGAGCGGCCGCTGTATCAACCCAGTAAGGCACGGTTAGTGTGGCCTAACGGTGTGGTAAGCCTATTGTTCAGCGCCGAAGAGCCGGAACGGTTGCGCGGTAAGCAGCATAGTAAGTTGTGGGGCGACGAAGTGGCTGCGTGGCGATACCATGAAAGTTGGGATCAGGCTAGTTTCGGTTTGCGCTTGGGTAGCAACCCGCAGATTGTAGTAACCACCACACCTAAGCCGGTGAAGCTGATCAAGGAACTTATCAAGGACCCCACCACGGTAGTTACTCGTGGTAGTACCTACGACAACAAACATAACCTAGCCGGTGCCTTCCTAGCTAAGATTATTACCAAGTATGAGAACACTAGGTTGGGCCGCCAAGAACTTAACGCTGAACTGCTGGACGACAACCCTAACGCCTTGTGGACACGCAAGCGTATTGATGAACTGCGCGTAGCCATGGAGCAGTTGCCCAGCACGCTGAACCGAATAGTGGTGGGGGTTGACCCTGCCGTAACAGCCAACAAAAACAGCGACGAAACGGGCATTGTAGCTGCAGGCCGTGATAGCCGCACGCCACCGCACTACTATGTGCTAATGGACAACACCTTGTCTGCCAGCCCCGATAAGTGGGCCGAGCGCGTAGTGGCAACCTATGACGGCACCGGTGCCGACCGCGTTATTGGTGAGGTCAACAACGGTGGTGATCTAGTAGAGAATAATGTTAGAAACAAGCGCGTAGGCATACCGTTTAAGGCTGTGCACGCTACGCGCGGCAAGGTAGTTAGGGCAGAGCCCATTGCCGCGTTGTACGAGCAGGGCCGCGTGCACCACGTGGGCACGTTCGCCGCGTTGGAAGACCAGATGTGCGACTTTGATCCGCAGTTAGAAGATCAGTCTAGTCCTGATCGCATGGACGCTTTGGTGTGGGCACTTACCGAGTTAAGCGAAGGTGGTGGCTTGTACGGGCTTACTACCTTGCTGGACAAAATAATGAAAGGCGAGTACACCGTAGGCCAAAAACCTGAAGAGGATACTATGGCTAAGAAGAAGTTCGGCATACAAACCAGTACCACGATAAAACCCACGACTGCGCCCAGCACTCCCAGTTGTCCGCAGTGCGCTGCTGTGTGCTTGGTGCGTATAGGCGCGCAGCAACATTGCAATGCTTGTGGGCATCAGTGGGGAGAACTGCCAAAGGTACACCATGGTCCTACACGTGGCGAGTACTTAGCCAAGACAAGGTAGGCAATCTAGTTTAATTGGAGAAGTACATGCAACCGTTAGCTACAACGCCGTTGTCACTCTTCGATCGCATTGCCTCTATTGAGGCATGTCTAAATTCTTTCAACAACCAAGGCAGTGTCAGGGCAGCACCACCTACCGGACTTACCGTTGTACCTACGGGTGGCGCGGCTGGCAGCTATACCTATATTGTGGTGGGCAACACGGGTAGCCGCACCAGCGACAACGTAACGGCCAGCGTTACCAACGGCCCTACTACGCTGAGCGCCGCTGCTTACAACACCATTAGCTTTGTGCCTAACAACTTTTTCCCTAGCTACGATATTTACCGCAGTGCGGGTGGGGCATCGCAAGGCTATGTGGGTAGTGTTAGCTTGCCCAACGAATTGTACAAGTCACAACCCTATGCGCCGCTTACCTTTGTTGACAACGGCATTGTGGCCGGTGCAGCTAATCCGTCGTATGACACTACTGCTAATCTGGGAATTTTCGGGGGAGCAGGCGAGGGTGTTACCATCGGTAAGAACACCGAGTTGCTTGCTTTGAGCACCAGCGGTGCCACTACCGATACGGCCGGTAACATGTTGCCTGCCGGAGCTATTTTGCTAGGCATTGTAGCTCGCATTGAGCAGGCTATTACCACAGCAACCACGTGGGCACTGGGCGACAGTAGCACGGCGGCACGCTTCTTAGCTGCTGACAATGTGCTGACTGTGGGGCACACAGCCATAGGGTTGGCGCACTGGGCCGGTACGGTAGCAATGGTGCAGGCTGCGGCGGCTAAGCTGCGTATTACTTGCAACGGCACACCGGGCGCGGGCCAGCTGCGTGTGACGGTGTTCTACCTGCTGTTTACCCCTCCAGCATCCTAGGTTAATTCTAGGGCCAGTTTCCTAATAGGACTGGCCCTACTGTACTTAGAGTGTGCGCAAGAAAGGGGAAAGTGCAATGAGGAAATTGCTTTGGATTGCGCTGTTGCTGACGTTGTGTATATCGTCGCTGGCTGCACAGCAGGTAGTTATAGATACCTGTACTACCGGAGGGCTACCAGCGTGTGAGCTGCAGGCTACAGCCAACAGCAGTGGTACGGTAATTAAGATACCGGCTAATGGCGGACTAACTCCATCTTTTGAATATGGTTGGGTGGGGAGTCAGTCTGGGGTAAGCACCACGGTGCAGGGTTGCGGTACGTTGGGTAACTGCGACTTGCTGGATACATACAGTGGCAGCACAGCTACTGTGCGTAAGAGTAGTCAGTTTACCGGTGGTGCACCGCAGGCACCGTACAAGTACTACTTGATTATTTCTACTTGGACGGGTGGAAGTGGTACTTTTACAATGGATGGCCGCATTACTATCAGCCGCAATGCTGGTAGTAGTGGCTCCGGTTCTGGTGAGGCTTCTTACACTGGCACTCAGAATGTGCTGTCCAAGGGGTCAGCTACAGCGCACACACTGCAAGATAGCAGCGTTACAGATAACGGTTCTGGAGTTACGATAGGTTCACCCACAGGTGGGCCACAAGGGGCGGGAACTCTCAACGCAACCGGGGTGTATGCTAACGGCTCGGCGATCGGAGGCAACGTCACCGGCCCCGGCTCGGCTACGGCAAACGATAGTGCAGGCTTTGCCGATGGCACAGGCAAGGTGTTACAGGATACGGGAGTGTCGGAAGTCGGGGGAGTAGTTAAAGGCTCGCTGCTCGATAAGGGCGGAGCGCAGTACAACTTTAAGACATTATCGCCAATATCTGATGCTGTTGCTGATGCTACATGTTCGATGGATGGCAGCACAGCCAACCTGACATGTGCTGATGCGCCGTTCTCTACATGCCCGGTTGGAGCGGTTGTCAGCGTGCCTAATGCTGCGACAGGTGGCTACTCGCTGACCTACGGAACTAGTGGTTCTTCGGTCACAGTCGCATCTTGCTCCAGTTCCACGGTAGCAGTTTTGTCGCAGGTATCGTCTAATGCGAGCGGCACACAAACCGCGATTTGGGGTACTGACAACGCTACGCCAATGGCTAACCTGCTTACAGCAGCGGTAGGGTCCACAGCCAACATCTGCCCCGGACTTGGTTCTTACGTTCTGGAAATCAAGAATGCTAATCTATTCAACCTATCCAGTAATACTACCTACATCGGCAACGAAGGCTGCAAGCTCTATCTGATTGGTGATTCCGGTAATCCGTCCAACACGGCATACAACTGGTTCACGTATCCTAACGGAACTAACCACATTGTGGTTGATGGGGTGCAATTCTACGGCGAGAACACCAATCCGTCAGATACTACCTATGACCACTACAACGTCATCGTGGCAACTGGTTCGTCTGATACTAACATCACCGATGTCACGATACGGAATACCTACTTCCAGGACTTCTACGGCTTTGGTCACCAACACGCTGGACACGGTGCTCGCATTGACGATCTGTACAACACTTATGTCCATGTACTCAAGGGACTCAACAATAACTCTGGATATTCCCACCAGATAGGAAATCATTTTTATAACAGTGGTGGAATCGAAGATGCTGGCAAGTACAGCACCGTAGCTAACAATCTATTGGTCAATTCGGCCTTGCAGTATGCCATCACGATAGGGGGGCAGACCGGGGCGAACACGCCGTGTTACGGCATCATAGCGATGAACAATGTGATTAGTGCATTGCCTCCGGCTGCCGCTGGGGGAATTGCTGTCGATGACTGTGCGCAGAGGTTTGAGGTTTCTGGGAACACTATCGATAATCTGGCAGGCTCGCAAATTGGTATCGTAATTGAGGCAACCAGCTACAACAATGTTGGACCTGGATTGGTTAGTAACAACCTGATAACTGGGAGCGTAAACACCGACGTCGGAATCTATAGCGCTGGCGGTTCTGGGGGAATAACCACTAGGAACGTTCGTTATCAAGGCAATCGAACTAGTGGAACGATGGCATATAGTATTGAGCCAGCCGCAAACAGCGGAGATGAGTTAGTGGGCAACAATTGGGGCGCGACTTCGACTCACGATATTGAGATCAACACTGAAACTGGCGTGCGCGTGCAGGGCGACGTGCTCACTACCGATGCCGCACCCAATCTTGGGAATGGAGGAACCTACTCCGGTGATTCGTTCTGGGTGCCAACGGGAGCAGCCAACACCACTTTTTCAAATCTTACAGTGCTAAATACGGCGACGCTCCCCGGCTCATGGACTCCCGCCGACTGCCAAAGTTCTGCCGGTGACTTGCTGTGCGCCAAGGCTGATGATGGAACTATAGCTGTACAGACCGTTACGGGAGGTTCGTCTGTCAACGGAGTATCTACTACCCTTAATTTCTCTTCTACTACGTTGTTTGAATATCCCGCGAGTCTTCCGGTAACGGTTCTTGGTGGAGGAGCGGGATGCGCAGGGCATTTCGCGATTCTTTCATTCGTTCATGGCACTTCTATCACAGTTAATAACACAGGAAATCCGGGTAATTGCAATGCGGCAACAGTATCATTGGCCTGCAATAACCAAGCGTCTGACGACGTGAGCGCTACGAAGGCATATTTCAACGCTACACATGCAATGCCTGCTCCTGTTGCTGGACAGCGCTTTGCATTGCAACAAGATTACCAAGTGTTCACCTCTAGTTCTGCTCCAACGATAAGTTGGACTGTAACCAAAGGATCTGGAACAGCCAGCCTATGCTCCCAGACGGCGGCAACCGGGCCAACGGCCAGTCAGACAGGTTGGTACGCTACAGGAGTTTGGAATGTTGGCGGGGTTTCCGCTACGCAAGCAATATGCTCTCCGCAATCGTTAGGAATCCCTGGCTCGACTCCACAAACTAGTTCGACTTCCACAACACAGCCTACTGCTATAACGAATACAGCTTGGACCCTAGAGCAGAACCTGTTCTTTAGTGCTAACACGGCTGGAAATGCCGTTCGCTTGATGAATAGTTGCTTGATAACCAACCATTAATAAGCATGTGCCACATTCGCCAGATGGAGCCACTGGATACCAACAACATGAACATTAAGAAACTAATCTGTCTTCTATTTCTCGTCTCCACTGCGTTTGCCCAGTCGGTCTATACCGGAAACCCTGTCATGACGAATACCGGCCAGCCCGTTATGGGCGCTTCTGTATCGACATGTACGGGCGCGAATCCGGGGATCTCTCCGGAACAGAAGTGCAGTGGCAGTAATGCGGACTGCCACATTCGCCAGATGGAACCACGTAACTAAAATGCCCTGGACGCGCAGACAAGTTCGGTTTCTGGAAAGTAAAGGCAGTACGTTGACGCCCGCGCAGAAGGCGAAGATGAACGCAGAGTTGCACGCAGACCCAGCGATGTAGGTTCGACGGAATCAAAAGGAAACCAATGTTTTGGACTTGGCTTCGTAAGTTTGTAGTATTGCTGCTTAAATTGCTGGTGCCCCCACCGCCACCAGCAGCGTTGCCGCAGCAGATAGATGTGAATGCTCGCTGCCCGGTGTGCGGCCATTGCGATGGTGAGATTAAGGCCACGTGGGAAAACCCAGTGCTGGTTATAGACGGCGCTATAAAGCTGGGCACCGTGTACGTTGAGCACCTGTGCCACGTTTGTAAGGGTCGGTGGTTTGTGCCTATGCTTGATGCTGCTATGTATAAAGAAAAGAAGGTGATAGCCCATGGCACGTAATGGCAACGATGGTAATCCACTGCGTATCGTGGATATGGGCGGCATTATTGGCGCGGCACGTAGGTTTCGTAATTCGCTATACCAAAAACCCGGTACCACCATTGATGGTATTGGCCCTGAGAACTTCCCTAGCGCTGGCCAGCCTGTAAGTCCCATTGCGCCGCGCAACGCCGAGCCGTTAGGTATCAACATAACCTACGGCCAAAACATGAACTACACACCCCGGCCTGACGCTGAGTACACAGCGGCTGAGCTGCAGGGGTTGGCTACTTATGATCTGGTACGTGTGGTCATAGAAAACGTTAAAGACCAATTGTGCTTCACGCCTTGGGAAATTCAGCGTCGTGCCGTGCCCGGTGAGACTACTACGGAACGTAAGCAAAAGGAGAAGGGCGACCAGAACATTCTTAAACTAAGCAGGTTTTTTGAGTACCCTAACAACGAGGATGACTGGGCTACCTGGGTGCGGCCCCTGCTTGAAGATATGTTGGTTATTGACGCAGCCAGTGTGCTGGTGCGCAAAAATTTTAACGAGGAAGTGGCGGAACTACGCGTAGTGCCGGGTGATAGCATTACGCGCTACATTGATGATAATGGCTTTACTCCACAGCCCCCTGACCCAGCTTATGCACAGCTGTGGGAAGGGCTGCCGCGTGTGAACCTTGACACTACACAGCTGATATACAAGCCGCGCAATATTGTGCGCCGCAATACGCTTAGCTCACAGATATATGGTATGTCTCCAGTTGAGCAGGCCGCTACTTGGTGCCGCACCGGTGCGCTGCGGCTTAAGTTTCAAGAGTCGTACTACACAGAAGGCAGCATACCGGGGCTTATCCACGTGGTGCCGCCTGATGCTACGCCTGAGAAAATTGCCAGTACCATGAATCAGATTAACAGTGAAATGGCTGGCAACCTTTGGGCGCGGCAACAGTGGCGCATGATACAAGGCTTCCAAACTGACGGTAAGCCAGAGCAGATTATATTTTCTAAGGAGAAGCTGCTTACTGATCCGTTTGACGACCTGCTAATTCGGTTCATTTGTTTTGCGTTTGGTACCAGCCCGCAGCGCTTGATGAAGATGATGAACCGGGCCAGTGCTGAGCAAACACAGGAGTCAGCGGACGTGGAGGGTTACTGGCCGTTCTTGATGTGGCTTAAATACAGCGTGATTGACTACATTATCCAGCGTAAGTTTGGGCTTACTGACTATGAAATGTCGTTCGATCCGCGCAAGGAAACCGACGTACTTAAGTTGGCACAGGCCGACGCTAGTGATGTTGGTGCTGGTATTGTTACGCGTGCTGAAGTGCGCGATAAGCGCGGGCTTGATCCTATAGATTTGGATGAAGTTAATCAGCTCATGGTAATAAGTGCTACTGCCGTGGTACCGCTGGAAGGTGCAATCGAACGCGCGCAGGCTAGCTTGGACCAAGTAGCTGCGCAGACCGCAGCTACGCACGCCAGCGCTGAAGCTACCGTTGAAGAGCCAGCGCCTAACCCCGCCGGTAAACCACCCAAGGGCAAGGGTGTGGTTAAGTACCGCAACCTTACCAGCAACCACATGGTGTACGAAGTGGTGCGTGCCGGAGGCAGTTAGTGAAGACGCACATACGGCTGCCATATTTTAGACTGGGAAAGCTGCACACTGAGCTAACCCACCACCGTGAGAATATTGCCAGCATAATACATAAGTTTATGCAGGTTGCAGCTAAGCAACTAGCGGCGCACGTGCGTAAACAAGTAAAGGTGCGCAAGACTGCAGAGGACGATGTACTTAGTGGGCTAGACAGCATTCCGTGGGCTGACTTGGCGCTGGATACTACTAAGGACATTGTAGCCATAGCTACTGAGTACGCTAGGCGCGGCTTGTACCAGTTGGGCATAAGCGATGCCACTATGATGACTACGGTGAATGAGGCAGCGCGTAAGTGGGCCACGGATAGAGCAGCTGCAATGGTAGGTATGCAGTACGACGACAGTGGTAACTTGGTGGACAACCCCAATGCCGAGTGGTCAATCGCGCAAACAACGCGTGAAGATATACAGGAATTGGTTACGCAAGCGTTCGCGGAGCACACCACAATTAACGAACTTGCCGACCAGATACTTGAAGCTACTACCTTTAGCCAGTACCGGGCCAACATGGTGGCCGCTACGGAGGCCAGTAACGCACAGGCCAACGGCAGTTTAAGCGCATGGCAAGAGTCAGGTGTGGTTGAAGAGATAAGTGTAATGCTTAGCTTTGACCACGGCGAACCCGATGAGTGTGATGACGTTGTGGATAGCGGCCCTTACACCGTGCAGCAAGCTATAGGGCTGTTGCCTATTCATCCGTGGTGCGAATGTACGATTGTAGTTACCAAGGTGGCCGGCGGGTTTGAGGTTAAGGTGACACGCAAGGTCGGAAAGTTCTGGTACGCGGAGGAGGCAGCGTGAAAACAATTTTTGTACCTTTCAGCAAAGTGCTGGAAGCGCAGCAGGAAGTATGGGGTTTAGTTACTGCCGAAGTACCTGATAAGGAAAACGAGGTTTGTGACTACGAAGGTAGTAAGCCGTACTACCAGGCCGTGATAGATGAGTTTACTAAGGCCACTAACGGGGCCAATATGTTTCCCTTGCGGGCCATGCACCAACTTAAGGCAGCTGGTAAGTGCATCAACGTTGACTTCCGTGACTCAGACAAAGAAATACACATGGGGTTCAAGGTAGTTGACAAAGATGAGTGGCAAAAGGTGTTGGAAGACGTGTACACCGGTTTTAGCCACGGCGGCACGGTGGTCGGCAAGATGTGGGCCGACCCTGATTTTAAGAATTGCCAGCGCTACATTGTTTCACCTAGCGAAGTAAGTCTGGTTGACAACCCTTGCTTAGGCGTAGCCCACTACACCATGGTGCGCGCCAACGGTGCCGTGGAACTGGTGAAACTGCGCAGTGTGTACGACGTGCCGCTTATAGGCAAGGCTGGAAAAACAAAGGAAGTAGATGGCGAAGCATTGCCGCCCAGTGCTTTTGCCTACGTAGGCGACCCTGATAAGGTTGATACGTGGCACCTGCCTATAAAGTTTTCTAGTGAGGAAAAAACCAAGAAGCACATACGGCTGGCTATAGCTATGTTCAGCCTTACTGGTGATATACCTGAGTCCGAAAAGGACAAGGTATGGGAAAAAATTGTGCGTGCCGCTAAAGCGCATGACATACAGGTTTCTAGTGAGAAGGGAGCCGCAGCTGTGTCAACTGCTGTAGTTGTTGGAAACGCTGACAAAGTTTCGCTGGCACTGGAACGTGCAGTGCCAAAGGCTTTGAAAGCTAAGCTGGCAGAGTGGAAGGTGGAAAAGGGAATGTATGCTGTCCAGCAGTTGGCAGCGCTTATACAGGACCTGGCCTATCTTGTGATTTCTGCTAAGTACGAGGCTGAGCTTGAAGATGACGGTTCTGATTTACCGGAAGCGTTGCTTGAAGACCTCAAAAACATAATTGAAACTTTCCGCGATCAGGTCGTGGAAGAAACCGAAGAACTCGCTGCCAATGCTGAGGCAGGAGGAGGAGGAGCAATCTACATGGCAACCACTGCAAACAATGTAGTCAAGGCAGCGAAGGGTCATTTTAAGAAGACTGCTGTGGCACACGAGAAGTTGGCCGCTGTCCACGCCGACCAAGCTGAAGAACACGGTGCAATGGCTAAGGCCCTGGAGGCCTGCAAAGCTACTGAGCCGGGCCACGAGCACTGCAAGGTCACGAAGAGTTTCCACAAGGCCATGGCAGCGCACAGTGAGAAAGCGTCCAAGGAACACGGCAAGATTGCTGATGCTATGGGCGCTGTGGGCGATGCTGAGGAAGGTAATGAGAAGGCCGCTCCGGCCAATACTGACAAAGCTACATCGGATACTACCGTTGCTGCTCCGGCTGTTGTGGCCATTGACGCCGCCGTGGTTAAGGCCATGGCCAATGCCGCTGCGGCAGCTGTTAAGGCTGCCGGTGGCGATCAAGCTGCACAGACTGCTGCAGCTGAGAGCGTAACCAAGGCTGCCGTGCCTGCCGCTCCTGCGGCTACTGTGGTAGCTGCAAATGGTGTCACGGACATGAGTATTCTAATCAAGAATGCCATGGCTGCCATTGGTGCCGAGTTTATGAACACTGGAGAGTTCAAAACTATGGCCAAGGCTGCTCTACTTGAGCAGTTTAAGACCACTATGGGTGGAGTGGTTAAGCCGACCGATGTGCGAGTAACTGGTATTAAGCAGCCGCAGCTTATCCAACGGGCAGGAACTACCGACAACACTACCGAAGTACCGCTGGATTTGCAGGACTTTACTGAAACCGTCCACACCGACGACTAACCCTGCAGAACTTTGCAGTTGTTTCAAAGTAGGGTCTGCCAATCTGCCTTGGTAATGGCCCACAAGGTAGTTCAGTTCAAAATTCTTTAGGAGATAGCATAAACACTATGAGCGTAACTACAAAAGTTCCGCAGAATATGTACGTTGGTGCGGTGCTAGAAGCACGCGCAGGCATCAGCAAGGCACTGGCTAACGCTAGCATTGCTGATACGTGCCGCAAAGCCCGCGCCCTGAGCCCTACGGAGTGGCGTGTTGACCATCCACTTATCAAGGCCGCTTCACGCGCCCTTATCAAAGCTGGTATTAGCACCGGCACCGGGTTTAACTTTTACGATTTGCGCGGCCCTGCATACTTCCTGTTCCCCATTAACACGCCCTTTATACAAATGATTGGAAAGAAGGGCAAGGTTAACGCTGGAGTAGGCACGGCGGCAAACTGGAAAGCCACGCGCAACCCGAACAGCACTAACGTTTACGTCGGCGTGCTTGAAGGCCAGCGCGGCCCTACGGCCACCCCGAACGAAATTGATTACTTTGCAACCTACAAGGAACTGGGAATGGAAGGCGGCAACACCTTCACTTCGCAGTTCGCCGGTGAAGGCTACACCGACAACCTTGGTGACGAGCATTTCCGCAACCTTGCGCGTTTGCGCTTGGGTGAAGAAATGATGACGTTGCTGGGCAACAGCGGCACTGGCGCAGGCAATCAAGGCTTTGCGCTGGGTACACCTACCGCCCCGGTGGCCACCTTGGCTGTGGGCGGCAGCATTGCCAACGCTACCGTGTGTACTGTGGCCGTGGTGGCCATTAGCGGCATGGGGCTTAACCCCGGTGGGCAGGGTGGCTACGTGCCTCCGCCTACGGTTACTAGTGGTCTAACCACCACCTACACTGTGAACGGCGCTGACGGTAGTGTACGTACGCAGGCCGGTGGTGTTAGCCACATTAGTGCGCTGTCCAACAGCGTAACTACGGGTGGCGGTAGTAACAGTTTTACAGCTACCATTCCGGGTGGCGCTGTGCAGGGAGCGTTCGCTTACGCGTGGTATGTCAGCTTCAATAACGCACCTACGCTGGCTAACTCGTTTATCACTGCGATTACCAACACCTGCAATCTTACCCTTACCACTACGGCTGGGCAGGGCACGCAGGCTGGTAACTTTGCCGGGCTGAGTTCTGATAACAGCTTTGCGCCTACTGACTTCGACGGCCTGCTTACTTACGCTATGCGGTTTGGCCGCTGGGTGGATATGGCTGGTGGCACGTTGACGCCGCAGGGCAATGGGTTGGTTAAGGAAGTAGAAAGCGACCTGCAATATTTCTGGCAGAACTTCCAGGTTCAGCCGGACACTATCTGGAGCGCGGTGGATACGCGGCTGGCACTTGACCAGTGCATTGCGTACAGCGCCACTGGAACCAACTCGTATATCTTTATGTACGACAAGGCTTCGCAGGGTAGCATGATGGGTGGCTACTTTGTGGACAGCTATAAGTCTAAGTACAGCATGAATCCGACCGGTGGCGCGGCTATTCCTATCCGCATGCACCCGATGATTCCGCTGGGTACTATCTACTACGATCTGGCCAACAATCCGTACCCACACAGCCGTATTCCTGCGGTGCGCGAGTTCTTGGCGCAGCGCGACTACTACAGCCTTGAGTGGCCCATCACCACCCGTAGCTGGACTTATGGTACGTATGTGCACGAAGTTCTGGCGCACTACATGCCGTGGGTGTCCGGTATTCGTACTGGTGTTGGTCCGTTCGTGGCCCCTTAATCAACTGATTAGGTAAGGCAGAGCTAGCCAGTTGGTTACAGACTGGAGCAAGGCAGGCTTAGCGGCCTGCCTTGCTTTTAGTAGTTAGGAGTACTGGTGCCAAGATTACAAGGTAGGAACGATAAAGCACCTGCTGATTTAGTTGCCCCAACGTATCACGGAGAACGTTTTAACAGTTTTGATGAGTTTATTGACGGGTGCAACTTAGCAAATAAGGGCGCACTGCGACTGCATAGTTTTGAACTATTGCTGCGCCCCGGTGTAATTGAACCGCAAGTGTACGCGCTGTTTGTTAAGGAGTAGCTGCAATGCTAAGCCCCAGCCCGGTTGATTTGGTTACTCTTGCCAGTGCTAAGAGCTACCTGTCAAGTGATGGAACTGTTAACACCAGCGCTACCAGCGACGACGATAATATCCAACGCATTATAACTGGCATTTCGCGCATGTTTCTACGGCGCACTGGTAACTACTCCGGAGCATGGCAGAGCACACTGCAATCGCCGTTTGTGCAGCCCGTATCTGTGACAGAAGTTCGTGATGGCAATGATGCGCAGGAACTCTATACGCGTATGTTCCCCATACAGTCGGTACAGAGCTTAGTAATTAACAACGTGCAGGTGCCGCTGAGTATTGGCTTTGGTAGTTATGGTTACCAGGTAAGCGATGACGGCAAGCGCATTGTGCTTATGGGCGGTACTAGTAGTCGTGGTTATACTTCGCAGTACTATCTTATTCGTGGTAATAGCTGGCCTAGATTCCTGCGTGGTAGGCAAAATGTTGTTGTTCAATACACAGCTGGTTTTCCTATGCAGCAGGTAGACAACGAATTGCAGCAGGTACCGGCCAGTGGCCCCTACGTTGTGCAGGTGGACGAACCTTGGATAGTCGATCTAGGTGTGCAGTACTTTGTAGGCGGTGCACCATTGCAGCAAGTGCAGGTGTCACCGGCTCCTGGGCAGTACTTTGTGCAGGGTGGTGGTGATTACCTATTCAATGCCGCAGACGCTAACGCGCAAGTACAGATAAGCTACGGCACCGACATAGGGTGCCCAGAGGACTTGCGCTGGGCCGCGCTAACTACTGTGGCCTACAACTATAAAAAGCACGACAGACTTGGCTTAAAGAGCGAGTCACTTAGTGGGCCTGGTGGTGGCACTACTAGCTACAGTGACTTAGAGGTACCTGTGGAAGCACTAGGCACGCTGTGCGACTATAGGCGCGAGGCCATAGTCCTATGATATCCGCTGACTTTGGTGGTGGCGACCAGCGCATTGTAGCTCGGCTGGGCAGTTTAATTTCCCCTGTGCTGGATGCCATGGTAAACGCCATGGACGCGCAGATGATAAGCCTAGAGGGGTATATACGGGCCAACAAGTTGGAGGGCAATCCGCTGCAGCACCGCAGTGGCAGGCTGCAGTCATCGGTTAACTATGTACCAGCTACCATTGTAGACGATACTACTGTTGAAGGCTCAGTGAACGGTGGTGGCGGCTTAGCACCTTACGGTATTGTGCACGAAGAAGGTGGAACATTCCAGATACCGGAGTATACGCGGCGCTCCGCACGCAGTGCTAGCGGTGGCGTGGTGCGGCTGCTTACTAAGGGTGGCCTTACTAGCCAGCGTAGGCAGATAAACTTCGTGCGTACTGACATTGTGGTGCACGCGCACCCCGCTACTTACCCACAGCGCAGCTTTATGCGTGCTGGCCTAGATGAACAGAGCGCCAACATACTAGAAAATCTACAAACCGCCTACGCTGCTGCAATTTTGGAAGCGTATGGTGTGCAAGGGTAGGCCACTATGCAAGTTACTCGCAGACAAGTTTCTACAGCACTATTTAATTTACTGGCCGGGGCGTACACATGGGCTAAGGCTGAGCCAACGGCACGACTGTGGTCTAAAGTCACGGCCTTGGAACAGCCCTACTTCGGGCTATACCAACCAGTGCAAACCGGGGAACAGTCGCAAGCATACGGGGCTATAAAGTACACACTCTACTATAGTGCGTTGGTTTACGCACGTAGGGACGCCACGCCAGCCGCACCCGGTGATAGTTTTGGGTACTACCTTGACGACATTATGGACATGGTTGACAAAGCTATGCAAGGGCCAAGGCTAGGCGAGAACCAAACTCTAGGCAACCTTGTAACACAGGCTATGATACAAGGCCGCATAGATAGGGACGAAGGGTTGCTTGACCAGCAAGGCAAGATTGAGATTCCCATCGTAGTACTGATTGGAATGTAGCCTGCAGGTAAACTCTGCGGCCAAGGCCGCACACCACAAGGAGAATTAAACAATGTTTCAGTTTGGGATTGGTGGTATGTACGCGCGGCCTACCGGTGGTAATCTGGGTACTCCTTCAGGGCCGCAAATTTTCGGCACCATTCAAGACGCTAGTGTTGACTTTTCACAGAAATTGGTGTCGTTGCGCGGCCAGCTTAAAGGCCCGGATGACATTGCACCCGGCGACATGGATATCAAAGGTAAAGCCGCATTTGGTCGCATTGAAGTAGAGATTTACAACAGCCTGATGTTCGGCAGCACCATTACCCCTGGCATTAAGAAATTGGTGCCTTACCCCGGCGAAGCTAATACAGTGCCTGCCATTAGTCCTTACACAGTGTCGGTTTCTAACCACACCACGTTTATTAATGACCTGGGTGTTAGGTATGCAGCCACAGGGCAGCAGTTGCAGCAGGTGTTAGCTGGTGCTGAGGCAGCCGGTAAGTACAGCGTAGTAGAGGCAGGTGCTGGTAAGGGTGTGTACACATTTGCCGTAGCTGATGCTGGTGCCGCGTTGTTGTTCTTCTACGCGTATACGGACAGCACCGACGGTGAAACCATGCTGGTCATCAATCAACTGCAAGGTTATGGCCCGGTGTTTGAGTTGTACCTTGCCATGCCGTACCAAGGCGCAAACGGCCTGCACTTGTTTAACTGCCGATCTAGCAAGATGTCAGCGCCTTTAAAGCGCGATGGCTACGTTATCAGTGACTTTGAGTTCGAGTCATACCCTAACTCCGCTGGCCAGTGGTTTGAGTGGTTCCAGATCAGCCCCGGTAATTAACAATTAGGGTGGCAGGTGCACAGCCTGCCACCCCGTAACCCGCATCCACCAGTGAGGAGCTAAAAGCAATGTCTATTGTGCGCAAGAAGGCAGTAACTATCGATGGAGCCGAGTTTGTTATTGGTTCCCTGACCATGAGGCAGGTTGAGACCATTGTTGCTTGGTCTCCCGAAGGCAAAACTGTTGGAGAACTAAAGACGCGGGCCATTAACTTGGTTATTAATTCGTTTACTAATGCTGAGTTTATGTGTGAAGCACAGCCCTGGACACCTGAACGAATTGCAAATGAGATTGACTCCACTTCGTTTGATTTTCTGCAAACTGAAATACTAAGTTGGAGCAAGCTGACAGTAGTGAAGACCGAAGCCGGTGTGGGAGGTGTGCCTGCGGCGGGGGAAGCACCGGCAGCACCGCAGCTTTAACTCTAGAAGATATAGAGAATATGCGCTGCTGCATTGTTACGGCCACTGGTTGGTCTCTTGAGTACATAGACAACCTGCCTTGGCGCTACGTTGCGCTACAAAGTGACTACTGGTGTGTGCATCCGCCGGTGCACCTGCTAGTGCAGAACATAGCTGCGGCTTTTGGCATCCGAGTAGGCAATACTAAACGCTCAACTGAGCTAACCAAAGTAGAGAAGAAGTACATGGACGAAATGCCTGCACAAAGCTGGAGCAAACTGCCCGCCGGTGTGCAGGATTCTATGGCTAAGTTGATTGCGGATGCTCGCAAAGGTAAGGTAGAAAATGTCGGCAACAACTGACAACGTTCTGGTGATGACAGCTAGGTTTGATGGCTCGCAGCTTAAGGCTGGGCTTACCGATCTAGCTGCCACCACTCAGGTCACTACTGGCCAAATGGCTCAGGCGTACACTGTGGTGGACGCTGCGGTAAAGAATCTTGCTGATGCGCAGTTGCAGCTGGGCGCGGCTGCGGCAACTGGCAACCAGCAAGCTGCCGCCATTATTGCGCAGTACGCAGTAGCAGCCCGCGAAGCACAGGCTGCGTACAACCAACTGACTGTAGCTGTAGACGACGAAACTGCCAGTGAAGATGCTAACACGGCAGCCACCACACGCGGTATATCGGCACGCATAGCAGCCAGCACCAGCCTGCATGTTATGGAGGGCAACCTTACAGGTACCACCCGGGCTGCCGGTGCTTTCCTGGCTACCACGCTGGGACTAGGGCCAGTACTGCAGGCAGCTTTTCCTGTCATAGGTGCTGTAGCATTGCTCAGCGTGTTTTATCAGATAGGCAGTGCCATTGCCAGCGCTACTGACTACTTAGCTGGGTGGACTGCTGAGGTAAAGAAGTCTGAGGCTGCTGCTGTAGAACGCAATATTGAAATCATCAGTAAGAATGCTGAGCTAAAGGACTCTGAGCTAGAAGCTAGCGCTGCTGCACTTACCGGTACAGCACGTGTAGTAGCCGAAGAAAAGATATTGCAGCAAGAGAAATCCAACACTATATCTAAGATTAAAGAAGTACAAGCTACCATTGAGCAAGTTACAGCTGAGGACGCACAACTTGCTTTTCACATCAGTGATTTATGGAGCAAGACTGGGTTTCAGATACACCAGAATAGTGAGCGCATTGCAGAAAATAATAAGTCGCTGGAAGTGTACGGTAAACTTTTAGATCAACTTTCGGACAAGGTTAAATATGCGTTCCCAGCTAAAGAAGCTGCGTTACAAGGTGACAAGGCTAAGTCTGGCATTGATGATCAGCTCGCCGAAATGGCTGCCGTAACTGAGGCACATAAGCAGGCTGACGAGGCGCGTATAGCTTACCAAGAATCTTACGCTAAGAGCCTACATGCTTTAGATATGAGTTCCGCTGCTGATGAACTGGCCACACTGCTAAGTTTGGAAGATCAGAAGCACCAGATTATTATAAAGGCGCTTCAGGAGCAAGCTAGTGAAGCTGCGCAACGACAAGCTGCGACTGGTGCTAGTGAGGCCGCGACCTTCGCACGTATTAATGGGCAGGAAGAGGCAGAGACTTACGCGCACCAAGAACGGAGCAACGCCATTGTAACTACGTACGAAGAAGCTAAGCTAAAGCTGGTTAAGGAAGCTGCCGCAGATTACGACAAAATTAATGAAGACTCGCTTACTGTGTTGGAAGCCGCATATCAGAAAGATGAGGATGCGTGGACTAAGGCTCAACTCAAGAAAGTAACTGCGTACAACGCGGCACAGCAGAAAATACTGCAGACTGAGGAAAAGATAGCTACGCAGGTGCTGGCTGAGCAAGTAAAAAGTGATGACTTCGCACTTAAGCACCACGATGAGAGTATAGACCAGTGGACAGCGCACTCCCTTGCTGCACTGAACAACTGGTATAATACAGAAAATGCTTTGCTAACACAGCAGCTTATCGACGCTGAAACCATTTATGGCCAGGATAAGGAGCAGTACCAAGCGCTTATCGATAAAAAGGTAGAACTAGACCAGCAATACGCCACCAAACACCAACAGATAATGACTCAAATGGAGCAGTTTGATGCTAATGCACTGGCGAAGGAAAGGTCTGAGTTTAACAGCGCCTTCGTTGGTATTCTTACTGGGCAAACTACGTTCTCGCAAGGAATGTTGAAGCTAGGCGAGTCCATGTTTGAAGGTATGGCTAACAACATACTAAAGATGTTGGAAACTCAAAAGTTAGCTGGGCTCAAGCAGATACTTGTAGATGCTAAGACTGCAGCTGGTAATTCCTACAGCTGGGCTAGCGCGTGGGGCGGCCCGGTAGCCGGTGCTATTGCTGCAGCCGCAGCCTTTGCTGGTGTGATGGCATTTGGCGCATTTGAAGCGGGTGGACTGGTGCCTAACACTGGCTTCCATAAATTGCATGAGCAGGAAATGGTTCTGCCTAAGAACATAAGCAACCTGATAACCAGTTCAGTTTCAAACTTCACAACCACCGGTGGGCAGCAAAATAGTTCCGAGCTACACACGCATTTCTCACCTAACATTACAGCCATGGATGCCAAGTCCGTTAACGCAATTATGGATGACCAGTATGAGCGATTTGTTGCCAAGATCAAAACTGATTTTAGGCACATGAGGTTTGCATAGCCTATATGCCGACACCACTGTGGTTTCCTCAGTTGCCCGGACTTACTTGGAATATAGGTTGGATGCCGCAGTACCGCACTATAATCCAAGAATCTGAGAATGGCCGTGAGACAAGGCAAAGTAGTCAGCTGTACCCTACCTGGTCACTTTCCTTAGTCTACAGTTACTTACGAGATTATGTGCAGACCTCAGACGCCAGCGGTGCACCTACCGGATTTACGGAGCGCACGGCATTGATGCAGTTCTTCGGGCAGTGTCGTGGTTCATTTACATCGTTTCTACTGCAGCCTTCGCTGCTAACCCTAGTACCTGCTGATAGCAGCGTGCAGGGGCAGCTGCTGGGTGTGGGCGACGGTACTACTACTGCGTTTCAAATGGTGCAGACCGTATATGGCATATTGGACATAGTACAGAATCCGCAGGGCACACCTACGGTATATGTGGGTGGTGTGCCCACTACGGCCTTCACACTGGGCACAACTGGCATTATAGTTTTCTCTACTCCCCCTGCCCTTGGCGCGGCTATAAGCGCTGACTTTACATGGGCATACCGCTGCAGGTTTACCAAAGATAGCTTGCAGTTCAGCGAGTTCATGTACCTTATCTGGAAGTGCAACAAAGTTGAGCTTATGACGGTGCGCCTATGAAATACGCTCCACCAGCATTGATTGCAGCTTTACCCACACTGACAGAGGCCAACGTAGCCGATTTAATTACCGTAACGCTGCCCAGCGGTATGGTGATTAGAGCTACCAGCTACGATGGTCCCATAACTTACAACGGTAATGTCTATCTACCGGGGCCACCCTATTTCAAGCGCGGCAAGGCTTCTACTAAGCTAGGGTTTGAAGTGGCTACCCTGGATATGACCATAGGTGACGCCCCGTCTGAACTACCACCTGTGTTGATAGGCACTATTCCTTTACTGCAGAGCATACGTGTAGGCGTGTGGCAACAGGCTAGTATAGTTGTTGACAAGCTGTTTATGCAGGATCCCGGCAATGGCGGCACAGCCTACGGCACTATCAATGTGTTTACAGGTGTGCTGGGCAATGTAACCAGTGTTGACCGCGTACATGCCGTGGTGGTGTGCAAAGCTCTGACCATATTGTTTGACCAACAGTTTCCACGCAATATAATCCAGCCGGGCTGCCGTTGGACTTTGTTTAGCCCCGGTTGTACACTTCACCAGTCTAGCTTCGCAGTCAGTGCTACCGTGGTAGCCGGGTCTACGCAGAACAAGATTGCTTCTACGCTAAGTAACCCGGACGGGTATT